CCCGCGGGGGCATGACCTACGAAGAAGCCTACAGGTTCCTCCAGATCCACTTCCCCGCCGGGAAGGACATGGAGGACACTCTGGCGGGCCTCCTCAAGAGCGCCATCCTCCGGGTGGAGACGATAGATGGTAAGTTACTACTAATGCCGAACGTACAACAATAGGATTCCCCGACCGTGAAAAGGACACTGCAATGATCCTTGTCTGTGGAGACGCGATGCTGGACCGCTACATCACAGGAGTGGTGGAGCGTATCAGCCCGGAAGCTCCTGTGCCTGTGGTGAAGGTGGAGAACGAAGTTCTCAAGGTAGGAGGTGCTGCCAACGTCCTTGCCAACGTCCAGGCCCTCGGTGCTGAAGCTCAAGGAGTCTTCTCTCCATCTCCCCGCCAGGTTGAAAAAGTTCGTATCATCAGCCAGGGCCAGCACGTTGTCCGCCTAGACTACGACAGAGAGCAAGATCCTATCACCCTCGATGCAGTCACTCCTGCCCGCTACGTCCTGTTCTCCGACTACGGCAAGGGAGCTCTCGAGGACATCTCTCTCCTCATCGCAAAGTGCCGCTCCAGCACTATCCTTGTGGACCCCAAGGGACGCAACTGGGAGAAGTACCGGGGAGCCCACTACATCAAGCCAAACATTCATGAGTTCAAGGACCTCATGGGAGGGTGGTATTCTGAGAGTGGCCTTGAGGGCCTCGCTCGAGAACTCATTCGCCACCTCGACCTCAGGGGCCTCCTCCTCACCCGCGGGGCTGGCGGGATGACCCTCTTCACTCCCGGGGAGACCTTCCACGTAGACTCTGTGGCCCGCGAGGTCTATGATGTCTGCGGGGCGGGAGATACCGCTATCGCCACCTTCACTGTAGCCCTGAGCATGGGCCTCCACCCCAACCTTGCCACCCACTACGCAAACAAGGCAGCGGGCATCGCTGTCAAACACCTCGGTGCCTACGTCGTGCGCCGGGAGGAAGTCTTCTCCGACCTCGAAAGGATGTCATGAAACTCACCCTCGAAGAACTCTACGATACTATCCGGGGGAGCCCGCACGTTCGTTATCGGTAATGGAGGTTCCTATGCTAACGCCATGCATCTCACCAACGACATCCTCCTCACAGGCCACCCCGCCTTCTGCCTTGACCCCGCCACCCTCACAGCCTTTGCCAATGACTTCGGTTATGATGAAGTTTACCGCCGCTGGCTACCCATCGTGGCAGAGCCTGGTGACTTACTCATTGCCCTCAGCGGGAGTGGCAAGTCACCCAACATCCGGGGAGCTCTCCAGCAAGCCGAGCATCTCCAGATGAGAGTCCACCTGGAAACCAACTACCTCAAGGAGCTCAACATGCAAGCCAGTGAGGAAGCACAGCTTGCCCTCGGCCACAAGCTTATGAGGGCCCTCCGTGCTAAGCGCTAAAGACCTGTGGTCCTTTGAGGAGGAAGTGGCAGAGGCCTTCGCTGCGGGGAAGATCAAGGGACCTGTCCACCTGAACAGCCCCTCCCAGATCCCCCACCTCCTCAAAATCTTTGAGCAAGTGAAGCCTGAGGACTGGGTCCTGGGCTCCTGGCGTGCCCACTATCACGCACTCCTCAAAGGAGTTCCCCGAGAGTGGGTCATGCACGCTGTGATGAATGGCCGCAGCATGATGCTTCACTTCCCTTCCCGCAGGTTCCTCACCTCTGCCATCGTGGGAGGCACTCTCCCCATCGCCTGTGGCCTTGCTTCTGCAGGTGCCCGCGTATGGTGCTTCGTGGGAGACATGACTGCCACCACAGGTCTCTACCATGAGGCCACCAAGCTTGCAGCCACCCGCGGGCTTCCCATCACCTTCATCAAGGAAGACAATGGCCTTTCTACTAACTCCCCTACGAAAGCTGCTTGGGGGCTACATCAAGACCACGTCGAGGAACTCTCCTACACCTACCAGCGCCATGGCTCTCACTACCTCCCCCTCCCAGGCGCCCGCGGGTTCTAACATGAGCTTCCAGGCCTCTGTAGTCCAAGCCATGAACCGACTGGCCCAGATCCCCGAGGTTGTGTTTGTGGGCCAGAGCCTCAAGTGGGATGGAGCAGCCATCTTCCACTCCCTCGAGGGTGTGCCCATGTCCCTGCGGGAGGAGTTCCCCGTAGCCGAGAACCTCCAACTCGGCTACTGCACAGGTCTCAGCCTCATGGGCAAACTCCCCATCTGCATCTACCCCCGCATGGACTTCCTTCTCCTCGCAATGGACCAGCTCGTAAACCACTTAGACAAGTTCCCCACCTTCGGCTGGAAGCCCAAAGTCATCATCCGGTGCAGGGTGGGCCAGAAGACTCCCCTCGACGCCGGGCCTCAGCATACCCAGAACCACACCAAGGCCCTCTACTCCATGCTAGAGACAGTCAAAGTACTTGAAGTCTGTACCCCGGCGGAAGTAGAATGGGCCTACAACGAGGCCCTCAAGTACGAACTCTCAACTCTCATCGTGGAGAATCCCAGTGGCGAGTAAAGGTCTGCAGGTCGTGGTGAAGTTCCCACCAGAGGTGGGGGCGGAATATCAGGGCCGTTCTCTTCTCCTTCTAGAGAAGTATCTTCGCCAGTCCTCTGGCCAAGACATCCGAGTTGTCAAAGACCTCATGGGAGATGACTCCAAACTCCGCAGATTCATGACCATCAAGCAACGGGAGGCACTGTGAGTACAGAAGAAGTCGGTGGGAAAGTAATGACCCTGGATGGCTCCAATATCGGCTATCATCGAGATAGAGTAGAAGCTTGGGAGAGGGGAGAACGAGTAGCTCCTATATTTCTCGATATCGCCTGGACCCGGAAGTGTCAAGCTGCTTGCACCTTCTGCTACGCCCAGGCCCAGGCCAGCGAGGGCGGGGAGATCACTTGGGAGCACGCCCAGCACTTCCTCCAGGATGCCGCAGAGATCGGCGTGCTTGCCATGAACTACATCTCTGATGGAGAAAGCACTATGGTCCCCTGGTACGCAGACAGCGTAGAGCTTGCGACCAAGCTTGGCATCCAGGTAGGCGCGGGAACCAACGGTATCTCCACGGGCCCAGAAGTCCTCGCCCGTATCCTCCCCCACCTCATGTCCTTCCGGGTAAACTTCAGTGCAGGAGAACGCAAGCGCTACGCAGAGATCATGGGCCTTAAGCAAGCCATCTACGACAGGGTGGTGGGGAACATCAAGGAGGCTGTGCGTATCGTGCGGGCTGGCGGGCACCAGTGCATCGTGAACATGAACCTAGTCTCTGATCCCAAGGACTCTGACCAACTCCTCCCCTTCGCCCGCCTCGCAGTAGACCTTGGAGTCCACTACGCAATCATCAAGCACTGTGCTGTAGACCCAGACGGAGTGCTGGACGTAGACTACAAGGGCTATGGTGCTATTGAGGAGATCCTCCACCAGTGTGAAGCTCTCTCCAACTCCCAGACCAAGATCGTGGTGAAGTGGAACAAGCTTCGTCACCAGGGAGTGCGCCAGTACTCCACCTGCATGGGCCCGCCCTTCGCCTTGCAGATGTCTGGCAACGGCCTTATCGCCCCCTGTGGCCCTCTCTTCAACGAGAAATACAAAGCCTTTCACATCGGGAACATCACCCAGACTCGCTTCAAGACCCTTTGGCGGAGTGAGCGGTACTGGGAAGTCATGCGCTACCTCTCCTCCCCCGAGTTCGATCCCCGCGAGCGGTGTCCCAGCGACTGCATGCAGAACCTCACAAACGACTGGCTCTTCCGTAAGAAGGGAGGCAAGACCTCCTGGCCTATCGTCCCTGCCCCTGCCAACGTGAACTTCCTCGCATGAAGACTGTCCTCTGTCACGGAGTGTTCGACCTCCTCCATGTGGGCCATGGAGTATTCGATCTCCTTCACATCGGCCATATTCTCCACCTCCAACGGGCCAGCCAGCTTGGAGACCATCTTGTCGTCTCCGTGGTGCATGACAAGTACCTCACCAAGCGTCCCCCCATCTACCCCATCCACGAACGCTGCCAGATGCTCGAGGCCCTCCGCTACGTAGACAGGGTGATGGTCTGCCACGCACCTGGCCCTGAGCGCATCATCGAGACCCTCCGCCCTGACCTCTACGTTCGCGGAGAAGAGTACAAGGGCAAGGAAATGCCAGAATCTCCCCTCCTCCAGCGCCTCGGCATCCAGACCCTCGTTGTGCTTTCCCATCCCCTCCACACCTCTGACGTAATCCGCCGGGTCAAGGATCTCCCATGAAAGCCACATTCATCCTTCACTGCCGCAACAAGGCCAAGTACGTGGGCCATGCTGTGGCCACCATGTTCGCCCAGCAGACCCGTGAGCCTATCGAGATCCTCCTCAGCGACAGCGGCTCCACAGACGGCTCCCTCGAGATCCTCAAGGCTGCTGCCCAGTCCTACGGAGGCCCTCACAAGGTCCGAGTCCTCGAGTGCCCTGATCGCTCCTATCCAGGGATGCATGGCCTGAACCAGCACATTAACTGGACCATGACCCAAACAGATGCAGATGTGATCTGCCAGCTAAGTGCAGATGACTACTGTCTCCAGGGAAGGGTGCAGAAGGTGGTGGAAGCCTTCGAGAAGCACAAGCCCTCCATGGTCCTGACGGGGATGTACTACGTCAGTGAAGGGATGGAGTACAGCGGGGAGAGTGCTTGGCCGCCCGCCAGCGGCTGGTGCCTTGTGGAGGAGATGTATCCCAAGTTCGTGGGAGGTTCCGCCAGTCAGGCCTGGAGTCATTCTTTCTGGGATCGCATGGGACCCCTTGAGGGCATCGGTAGCCAGGATGTAGTGATGCCCTTTGTGGCAGCCTGCACCCCCGAGCGTTGCTACTACCTCCACGACAGGCTCCACGCCTACCGGCGGGTGGCAGACTTGAACAACACTGGCCTGGAGGGAGTCCTCAACGCGGTGCCTGAAGAGGACCAGACCAAGCGTTTCGCTCTGGAAGAACTAATCCACTTCCAAGTGATTGCGGGCCACTACGCAGCCCTGCGGAAGCTAGACGCTATGGGCTTGCGGGGAGATGCTGCCAACGCCGCCCTCGCCCAGGCAATCCTTGACCGTGCAGCTTCCTGGACCATGTGTCGAGAGCGCCTAAGCCTTGCTTGCATCCCGCCCATGCCGTTCAAAGCGTAGACTTCGGCTGCTCTGCCTTGTTCCGAGTGCCGAACCACCACAGCACACAGGTCGTGGTCAGGTACAGAATATTCCCCACAACCATCTTCCAGACATCCAGGGCAGCATCCAGGTTAAGGCTAGCGGAGCTGAGGGTCTGCCTCACTTGCCACCAGACGTAGGTTGTGAGGAGGCACAAGTAGACTGTCAGCAAGGGCCGTACAGCTCCTCGCAAGGCATCCAGGGCTACCATCAGCCAGGTCTGGCCAGGAGTGAGGGAGGCTCCCTCCGCGTACCGGGCGGGTTCCATCTTGAAGCTAGCTGCGAAGGCCTGAGCATCTGCCACAGCCTCTGCGCCCGCCGCCTCGGTCTGAGCCACCTTGTCCCTCCCAGCCCATTCCTCCTTCATAATCTCAGCATCCACCTTCCGCTTCTCTACCTCATGCTGAAACTTCTGAGCTTCTAGTTGCATATCTAGCTGTTTGTTCTTGTAATCCGCGAACCTTTGCAGCACAATCCCCACAAGGCCAGTAGCTCCACCACTGAAGATGCTGCCAAAGATCGTCCCAAGTACCTCAAGCATATTCCACCTCCATCTCAAGGGGCCTACCAGCAGCCCATTCCATGAACCTGCGAACAGCAGGAGTGCTGAGAAGCACAGCCCTTCTTCCCGCCAGGAGTCCTAACTTCTCTCCCAGGGCAATGCAGCCATTTAGCTGGGAGGGAAGATTCGCGGGATGAATCCTGATCCCTGCTCGCCCTTCTACCCCACCCACCAAGTACAGGGGCTTCCTAAACCGTGGGCTCCAGGTCAGAGCCAGCTTGTAAGAGCCCGGCGGGATGCAGCTCTTCCCAGGAGCATTTCCAAGCCAAGGAAGCTCACAAGTGTAGAGGCCCAGAGGCTCCAACCTTCCAAACGTTCCCCAGTCATCTGAACTAATCCGTACAAGCCTCACTGTAGCCCCATAAACTTAACCGTCATACCATTCTGCTGGCGGGCATTGCTGTTTGTCCCTGTGCCTGCGAGGTGAAGCGTTGTAACTGTGCTGAGATTCATCCCCAGGGTTCCGACGTTTATCTGCTCGATTCCCACCCCATTATTCGTGAACACAGCGAAGCGGGTGAAAAACTGCTGTTGCGCAGAGCCTTGCCCCACCACCTGTCCCTCCACCACCCAGGCAGAGGGAGCGATCGTGCTTGTCCCGTTGATGAGGGTGGCAGTACCGAGCTTCACTATAAGCCCGCCATTCGCGGGGCTCAACTGAGCTGTACCCCACATGGAAAACTCCACTCCCTGACCAGACCCCGTAATAGCATTCGCGGGAAGCCCATACCCCATAAGGGTCCCCGCCACCGTCGTGATGCTGACTGGTACCCCATTCACATAAGGTCCAATTACAGCATTACTCCGCGACCCACTAGAACCCACCGCACCACTCAAAGCTCTAGTACTTAGCACCCCACCAAAAGTACCTGTTCCAGTCACTCCAGCGGCAGCACCCTGCATCAACGTCTGGCTCGAAGTCCCCCACCGCGCGAACTGGCCAGAGGCTGTACCAAACTGCGCAGCTGCTGCTGTGGTTGTCCCAGTAGCCCTCACATCTCCTGTGACATCTACTGGAACTGTGGGAGTAGTTAGTCCTCCAAAGCGAGAATTTCCCGCGAAGGCATTAGGAGCTCCTCCATTAGCGAAGAAATTAAATCTTGTAGTGGCTCCAGTACCTATATTGGAAAAGAACCCGTAATTCGTGGTTCCTTCAGTTAAATTAGATTCTGCAATAAATCCGTACTGAACCCCTACTCCCGCTAATGTCCCAAAAGCAACTGGACTTGCGTTGTAATGAATTAAAGCGCCTAACGTTGAAGTTCCAGCAACCCCAAGTTGACTGATATTACCATAAGCAGCTGCTGTAACAGAAGATGGAATTACAGCTAAGTTTCTAATGGAGAAAGAGGCAGCAGCACTTGGGGTGTTGCCTGTTACTAACAGTACAGAATTCAATGGAGTTCCAACTCCCCCAGCAACTACAGATGCAGCAGCTAAGGCATTTGCAGTAGCGGTCCCCTGGACAAACCAAGAGGCTGCAGTTCCAGTTCCTCCAATAGAAATATTGCTTCCAACTTTGAGGAGATTGTTGTAAACAATTACTGGAGCTATCCCTAAAACGTTATCAACGAAGCGAACACCTACAACAGACCCCCCACTTCCTGTACCAATTAAGTCCAGAGACCAATGGACAGCTGCATCAGAAGCTCTTTCAAAGTTAATCTGCCCACCCTCACCACTAGTATTTTGTCTTCCGAGTCTGAGAGCCCCACGAACTGTAAGCAATTCTCCAGCATCCGCTGTGGCTGTGCCTATCTGTAGGGCAGAAGCTAAAGTAGAAGTAACTCCCGCGGACAAAACTCGACCAGAATTGCTTAAGTCGAAGTACGGAATTCCTTGAATCCCGCCAACAGTTCCAGTACTTACTCCTGTCGTGCTAAGAGCTAGCGTTAGGGTTCCTGTAGTACTAGTCCCTAAAGCATCTCCTGCGGCCACATAACTGGAAAAGCGGGCCATTGTGCCCAGATTCCCGGCATTAATACTTGCAAAGGTCCCAGTTCCACCGCTTACGAAACCTGCGCTCGTAGTCCCCCATTGGCTGAAACCAGCTCCAAAGGCTACTGCAGTGGTAGTCCCTGCATCATTGATGCTAAAAAGCGTCTGGGAGTACGCATTGTTCACAACTTCCAACACACCTGCACCCACCACTCGGAAGTACTTGCGGGGAGTAGCCCCTGTTCCCCGCATGAGGAAGTTCACACCGTTCGTGTGACTTCCCCACAGCTGCATCTGGAAGCCATTTGCGTCTGTGCCGTTGAAGTTCAGGAGATTGGGGACAGCTCCCACCTGGAAGAAGGTGCCCGCCAGCGTGCTGAGGAATGAAGTCAGCGTCCCTGTAGTGGAAGTTCCATTCAGATCCCCCGCTCCAGCAATCGTGCCGAAGCCTCCGCCACCAGAGCTAGAGGCCACCGCCAGCGTGAGGGTACCTGTGGTAGAGGTCCCTGTGGCTCCTCCCACTGCCACCAGCGGCTGCCCCAGATCACTATACCGGATGAAGCGAGTTACATACCGCCAGAGATTGTAGTAATGCTCCGGATCGAAGTCCTTACCCGCCGGGGGTCCGGGCCTATCTCTGCGGACTGCCATCCGGAGCCTGGAGGTTCGCTTGGTGCTGGCGGATCATGTTCTCAAGGACAGAGGCTTGGACCAGGACCTTATCCATCTGCTGGCGGGCAGCAGACCCGGCGGGCCTGTTCATGAGCTGAAGGAATTGCTTGGGGTCCTGGAGCCTCTTGGCCAGCTCCTTCGTCACAGGATCTGTGGCATTGGCGGCGAGGAGCCGGAGGGTGAACGCAGCCATCTGGGTGGGTCTGTGGAGGAGGTTCGGAATGTGAGGAAGCACATCCTCCACCAGGGCATTCGGCTGTTGCCCCTGCACCTGCCCCGCGATCCTTGAGGCCTCCGCAAGCCTCTCCACATGCTGGTCCACGGGCTTCATCCCCTGGGCATGCATCCGCATGTACTGCTTCCAGCCAGAGGCTCCCCCATTCTCAATCGCATCATCCAGAGCCATCTCCACCCGCCGAAGAGCCCGAATAGCCACAGCATCTCCCGGACTGGGATTCTCCCTCACATGCTTCGCCACCTTTGCGGCGATGGTCTGGCGCACACCTTGAGCTACCTCCGGGTCCATCCTTCCATGATTGTTCCGAAGGGCCTTGTCAATCTCCGCAGAAGCAATCGCCATAGCCCGGCGGGCAGAAGCGTGTCCTGCAATCCCCCTATCCTGCAGATTATACTCAATCACCCTCTTCACATACGTGGGGTCTGCCCCCCACACAGGGCCCTTGCCCGCCACCGGCAGGGAGCTTCCCATTGAGCGAGCATTCCCGAAGGCTTGATCCCGCAGCATGCCCGTGCGGGCCCGTAGGTCCTTCAAGTACTGCTCCACCGCCGCTTCATTCCCCTTCATCTTCGAGGGGAGCACATCCTCCACTCCCGCATGGCCGGAGATGCGGTCTTGGAGTTTGACCAGTGCTCCCCCTACTTGGCGGTCTGGAGTGCGGAGGTTGTGCTCAGCAATAGCCTCCGCAACTGTGGGTCTAGCTCCCGGTACGTACTCTGTGGCGTTCTGGAGAGCTGCCCGAATCTCCGGCCTGTTGTTCGCAGTCAGAGTTTCCACCGCGTCTGCTGTGAGGCGATCCACACTTCCCTGCCGCCCGACGGCAGCTCCCACTGCGTGGCCCACATCCCCTACCTTCCGACCAACAGCCCGCCCGACTGCTCCCACAGCCTCCATCCCGAGGGGAGCAGCCGCAGAGGCAGCCAAGTTCGCCAGGAACTGTTCTGTCTGGTTCCCTCCAAGCTCTGGCGGGATGATGCCGGGGGGCTCTTGGCGGACAGCTTCCTGGGCCACAGCACCGGCTCCACCACTCGCTGCTGCAAGGGCGGGCCTCTCAAGCACCTTCCCCAGAGTCTCTCCAACCCCGCGGGCTACAGGCCCTCGAGCCGCGTTCGCAATACTCCGCCCAACCGCGCCCGCACCTAACGCACCTGCCGCCCCTTCCATTCCCTCAAAGAACAGTTTTTCTACATTTCCTTGTGGAAGAGGGGATCCCATCTTCGTCATGAGCTTCTCAAGATACCGGCGACCGAAAATCTTGTCTACAGCTTGCAGGATAGTGGCAGCGCTAGCCCCCGCCAATGCGCCAGTCACAGTTCCCACTCCCGGAATAAAGGATCCAGCAACACCTCCAAGGGTAGCTCCTGTCACTTGAGGATTTACAGCTCTAGCCGCAAGGCCTGCCATCCGTAATGAAGAACCTTCCTCCTCCCCGGAAGCCTCTTCCGCGGGCTGCTGGAGCCTTGCCCGGGCGCGAGCCAGCGCCAGTGCCTGCTTCTGCTCCAGACTCAGTTCCCCTGACTGATCCCCGGCACCCATAGTTCCTTCTCCTCAGGAGTCAGATTATTCCAGACCTCTTCCCCGTGACTGAAAGTCTTCGGGATGCCCTTCATGCGACCCTGGGTCTCAATGGGAGGCATGGTGTTCACATTCTTCTGGTAGAACGGAGTAGGTTCCCACTCGTTCTGGTACTGGCGGAATTCCTTGTTTCGCATGTTGAGGAGCTGGCGGCGGGTTCCGCTAAGTTCCTTGATCGCATCTCCTTCACTCATCAGAGGACTCAAGCGCAGGATCTGCTCCGCCAGCACAGGCCATTCCCTCTCCGTGATAGCCCCGATACTTTGCCCTGACCGTCCCCGAATATCACTAAGGCCCGCCGTCTTCAGCATGGACTTCAGCTGCTCAATCTCACTCCTCACATCCTGAGTCTGGCCCGGCAGGTACTGCGTCAGCAGTGCATTGTACCCACCAAAGTTCGAGTTGAAGGCACCCTTCGCACTCGGTCGGAGGATGCTTCCAATGCGGCCCACAAGAGCCTGACTAGCATTATTAATTGCTTGGGCTCGAGCGAGATCCTCCGCATGGGCTGCCCGCATCTTCTGCTCCTCTGGCCCCCCAGGAATCAACTCCATCTGCATGGGATTATCGACCTTCCATCTGTATCCAGGCCGCAAAGCTCCCCTACGCCGATCAATCTCCCTTTCTGCTTCCGTTTGCGCTTTTCTTCGAGACTCCTCTTCCAAGCGTCTTTCTTCTGCGGCTACTTGTCTAGCACGAAGAAGAAGGGAAGCTTTTCCCAAGTCTCCTTGTTGCATTAATGCCCGCTCCCTCAAGTTTAAACCTCCTTGTTGAACTTGAAGGCTTTCCGCATATCTTTGTTGAGCAGCTTGTTGCGTTGCTTGCATCTGCGCTAAGCGTGCTTGGGCCTGCTGCTGAGCAGCTGCCCGAGCTTGCATTTCCATCATCAAGCGGCGGGCTTGCAACTGTCTGAGATATGGGTCCATATTTATCCTTACCAGTTAACAGGCACGTTGGGATCGCCACTAGCAAGAACACTGTCTACATTCATGAAGTCAGGTTCTTTATATGCCGCTGCTAATGTGTTAGGGTAAGTAGGCAAGCTTCCCCCCTGCATCCGACCCACAGGATTGTATCCCTGGGAGATCCCTCCCATGCCGATCTGGGTAGTGGCTCCCTGCCCGCCACCTCCACCACCCCCTGCAAACATGGAGGGGTCAAAATTCATCCCGCCCGAGTCTCCCGCCATGTTCTCCGCAGAAGCCCGTCCGATGGCGGAGTTGTTAGAGGCTGCGTACTGGGGCAGAAGCCCAGCAGGTCCCATGAACCTGGAAAGCTCCTCGCGGGCACCTGCCTGATACTGCGGAATCATCTGGTTCGCAAAGTTCGCTGCGATGCCCTGCCCAGTCTTCTGGAACTCCTGCATCGCGTTCCCACTGTACTGCATCCTCTTCGCCGCAAGGCTCCGTCCGAGGGACTGCATTCCCTGGTTGTAGAGATACTCGTAGGCGGGGTTCGCATTCAGTTGGGAAGGATTCTTCAAAATCCCAGTGTACAGATCATACATCGTCCGCTCGGGCGTACCCATCGAAATCTGCTGGTACGGCTGGCGCACAGTGGACTGGTTCGCTGCGGCTCGCGGGCCACCACCTCCCTGCGGCTGCATAAAGCTCCCACCTCCCTGCGGAAAGGTGGCATTGTGGTTTGCCCAGGAAGCGCTTTGATCTGCAGCCCTTTGATTTAAATATTGCGTTGTCGGGTCAGTATATCGCATAGGAGATCCACCCGGAAGCGTTCCTCCCTGATTCGCAACCATTCCTTCACTATACGCCTGGGGCATACTCTGCACCGGGTTCCAATCCCCACCTCCCACACTATACATCCCAGAGCCTGGAGCCACATCCGCGGGGCTGAAGTACTCCTGGGCCCCGCCCATCGTCTGGAAGCCTCCACCCCCAGTCTCCGGGGAGCTATACGAGGGCATCCCACTCCAGTCATACCCACCACCGCCCCAAGTATCTGCAGCCCAGTCCCTCCAGTCCAGATCGTCCCACCCGCCAGACTCAAATCCCAGCATGTCATCCATCAGGTCACTCCTTGAATAACTTCAAGCTCCACTGCTTGGTGTCTGTACGCCCAGGTGCCGGTATAGCGCCATTCCCAGGCTCTCCGCCGGTAGTTCCCCCACCGTTGCTGGTTGGAACGCACAGAGTTGAGGTCAAAGCGCCTGTAAGCACTATACGTCTGGTAATCATCATCTGTAGTGCGGAGGAGGCTCTGGGAGCTACCCGCCAGAATATCCCCAAGCATGGCAGCACTGAAGCAAAACTTCCTCTCATTATTCCCGCCATCCTGGTTCGCAGTCCTCATCTTCCAGTTGATGGGCACCCCGGCAGTCCCATCCACAGCATTTGTCCCATTGATCTCGTAGACGTTGCCCACAAGGTCTTGTAGTACTTGCCTATTCCCCATCCCACAGGCCGCTACCACTACGAGCGGCTTCTCCGTGAAGCCCTGGCCCGCAAGGCTTGCTCCAGTAGCCGTCGTGGTTCCTGTCGTGCTGATGGGGTAGCTGAAGCCTGTGCTTCCACTCACATTCACGTTGAAGGTGCCGTTGAATCCCGCCTGTCCCGCCCCAGTGATGATGACTGGATCACCGTCAGACCAGCTGTGGGCTCCACTACTTGTGCCTGTGGCTAGCCCATTCACCTGCACTAGGGAAGCAATCCCCACGGAGCTCGCGGGGTAGAGCATGGTCCAAGTAACCCACAGCTTCGTCTGAGTGTCGTAGACGAGAGTGATCTGGCTGGTGCCAAGGCAGAGGATGTACCAAGTATGCCCGCCAATCTCCACCACAGCAGAGGTCACCTGGGCAAGATCATCCGCATCCAGAATCCTATTCACATCATCTGTGCTGATGACTTCGTAGGAGGTTCCTACAAGGATAGCTATGAAGCGTCCTTTGTGGGCGGTAGAGCCCTGCCCCTTTCTCTGGGCCACCCAGATAACTGTACTTTCCGTCTGTGCCACGGAGCCCGCCGATGCACACCCAATCAGCAGGACTCCATTCTGCACAGGACTGAGAGGGCTACCTGTGGGGTTCCCCGCATCCCAGAAGAGTTGCACAGTGAACCTGCAGAGAGCCACCACATACTGGTTCGCTTTCGCAAGGCAGACTCCTGTGTCCTGCTCTGCACTCGCCCCGAGGAATCCGTCTGCGGGCCAAGTGGTGGGATCATCTGCCGCACCTGTGGAGTTCCAGATGATAGCGTCTGGGTCCATCACGTAGTACGTGCTGTCTAGGTAGACGAGCCCGGGAACTGTGGTGGCGGGGTAGTTGCTGGAGACTTGGGTGAAGGAAGTCCCGTTGTAGACGTAGAGGGCTCGCTGGCCCTTAATGACCGCATTGCTTCCAGTCCCTGCGACAATGTTCGTTTGCTCGAAGGGATTGATATTTGCGAGGGTGCCAACAGTGCTGAGAGTGGGAATAGCCTTCCCTGCCCCGTACTGGCCATTCCCGATACGCCAGGGTTGGGCAGTGATGCTATTCAGCAGGGCCCAGTCCACTGCGTACTGCGGGTTCCCACTTCCGAAGAACCAGTACCGGGTCCCGTCATTCTGGGCAGAGATACGAACAGAAGCAACTGTGGCGGTGCCACTAGTGGTCCAAGTGATGGGGGCATACGCGGCGATAGAGGCCGCCAGGTTCCCATCATTCACTCCAAGGACCGGAGCCCCGCCAGCCACTACACCATCCCACCGCTGCCAGTTGGTATTCGTGCTCGGGAGGTTGGGGTTGTTCGCCTTGTACACAATCCCCGCCCGCACCATGAAGAGTTGGGTGTCTGGCGGCACAGGAAGCCCTGGCGGCGGGCTCAGGGCTGCCATCCCTCCACCTACGTAGCTAGAGGTAGAGGTCCCAATGATGGCGAAAGTACTGAGACCAGGTCTCCTGTAGATGAAGGGCCCACCAGGCTCCTTCTCATCCACGTAGCAGTTTGTCAGCAGAGCTCCCTTCCCGAGGGAACCATCCCTGCTCTGAAGATTCGCTGCGAAGGAGAACCTAGACCCTGCCACTCATGGCCTCGTGAAGGGAGAGCCAACGTCCGTCGTGTCTCGGGCGGGCTCGAAGGAGAGGGAAGTGTTGTCTGGATTCAGGTTAATACCTTCCTCCACAGCGATCTTCCAATGCTGCATGAGGTCGGGAGTCCAGGTTCTTCCAAACTTCGGGGCACACCGGCGGGCGAGCTCCCACTCCAGGGCGGCGTAGTACTCCTGGGGGTAGGAAATATCATCAGCACCTGTGGCGTCATCATAGTCCTCAGAAGGGTAGATGACTGTCAGGCGGAGGGATTTGTAGACATTCGCAGCAGCGAAGTTTGTGGTGATGATCGTGCTGGCCCGCCCGTACTCAATGAGGGCAGCAGTGGGGTCTCCAGCCGCATACTTCTGCGTGATGTGCTCGTACTGCTGGACATCAGTGTACAATTCCATCGGAATGTCGATGGGCTGGCCAGCTTGGGAGTTGTCCCTCAAGGAGGCTGCCTCACATTCCACAAAGCGCTGGGCTTTGGAGGTGTAGGTGTAGACTACGCCTCCCACTCCTGCGGCTCCCACACTGTTGGCGGGAAGGGTCAGGCCAGTAGCTGAATCCACACTGCTGATCGTGGTCCATCCCAGAGTCCCCGCCGTCGTCACGAAGCCAATCTGGTCTGCAGCAGTCATCCCCGCCGTGCTGCTCACAGTCACCCCTGTGGCGTTTGCGGCCTTGGAAGCGCTGAGGGTAGTGGCCAAGGAGTTCACACTTGCCCGGTCGTCTGTAGCTGCCGGACCTACGGAGTACCTATTCTGCCCCTGGTTGAGGAACAGCACGAGCCTCTGGCGGGTCCACTGCTGGAGGCCCGGGAACTTCGCGTTCAAGCCCATCCACTGCTTCACCAGAAGGTTAAGAGTGCGGAGGCCTGTGCTCAGGTCGTTAGGGTCAATAGTCTGCCCATTGGCGATGACCCCAATATCCTCATAAGCGGAGGTGATGACCTGGAGGGCCGAGACGCTGTAGTTCCAGCTTCCGCTTGTTGGCATGGTACTTGGTTCCTATTGGCCGCTAGGCGAGATGGTAGAGGACTTGCGGGCGGGGGTCAAGCACTTGGGCTACTCAAGACCTTGAAGTCTCCGCAGAGCGGCGCCAGCTCGGCGGGTGAGTTCAAGTTCTACATTGTTGGGGGAAACTCCGAGATGTTTAGCTAACTCTTCCTGGGTGAAATACTGACCATTAAATTCTTTTAATGCTGTGTTTTCTAGATCTCCCACCTCTCCCCACTTCCCACTCTTCACAAAGTCCTGGACGTAGGGGAGATACTCCTTGTTGGGAGCGCGATTGGCTTTGCCTTTGATCTGGATGATATCAGTGGGGCGTTCATCTATCCACTTCTGATATTCAGAAGATTGGACAATCTTTCTAGTTAGGGCAACCTCATCGTGGTAGCTAGTAATCTCTCGCCAGCGTTTATATAGATCTCCACCTACAGCTTTTGCAAATGCAGCAGGAGAGTTTTGCTCAAATCTAACGTCTGGAGGAGCCACCTCCACCGTTACATGGCTCTTCCCATCCGGCCCCCTCAGGGAGTAAATCCGACTCTCCCCTGAGGCCACAGGCTCACAGTACCCTCCCACACAGTGGCCCATTGTGTTCCCCTCCTCTGCGAGACGCCCGGCGAGCCAGGCTTCCTCAGGAGTAGAACCTCGAGCTATTTCATCTGTATAAGAATTTCGTATTGGCTTCCCATCAGCACCAATAGCAAGAAAATCTCCGGTTTCTGCCCCTCCAGCATCATGCCCTGACTTCTGCCAACGCACTTGTTTGAGTTGCTCCTCCGTCAACCTCTCCGGCTTCTTCAACTCCACCCACTTGAACCCCGTGGGATACTCCTTATGCACAGGCAAGTCCTTCATGCTGGCCTGGGCTGCCTTGGCGGACTCGCGGGCCATCCTTGCGTCGTTGGCGGCAGTCTCCCGCACGGCACGGACGAGGTCATACTGGCCAAGTTTCTCCGGAGCGACGTTCTGGCGGAGGTAATCGCCTACGTGAGAGAGGTAGGACTTGAGGGCATCAGCAGATCCTCTATACTGATCTCCTCCTGTATAATTATCAATTCCATGCACTTCTTCCCCAGGCTTCATTCTTTCCCAACCAGGAAAGGGGCTTCCTAACCCTGAGTCAGTCCCTGGTACTATACCTTCTTTTTTCACCTTACCGATGGAGGCGTCCATCAACTCCTCCCACCTCTTCACTCCCTCCCCAAACGGCACCTCCACATCCTTCAGTGGATCACGGGTGGTGCCAGCGTACTTGTTGAGGTAGTTGCGGATGGCGCGATCGGACCACCGAGCAGCGTTACGAATAGCAACATCTTTAGGATGAGTACTACCCTCCGAAATACGAAGAGCTGGACCTACACCTACGCCAGTATCTCCTTGTAGTTTACCAAAAAGAGGATTTGCAAGCCTCTCCACCGCCTCCGGATGCCACATCCCCCCCGGCTCTTTCACCGCCTCCATCACAGCCCGCGGGTCTTGCTTGATGATCTGCTGCTCCCTCGGCACCCCCTCATTCACCTGCGGAGGAAACGCCCGCATCTCAGGATCAAGCCTCTGCTCCACCGCCCTGGCCCGAACCTCTGCAGCATTCTTCCAGTACTGAGGGTCTTCCCACGCTTTGCTCAGGTAGTTCACTCCCGGGCTGGCACCGTGGGAGCGACCCTCGAGGTCATCCACTGCATGCTGCAACTCATGCTCCAACACCCGCCGTCGGCTCGCGGGCTTCGTGATGTCTCCTCCCACCTTCCCCTGGGCGAAGAGTTCCTTCTCCGGAGCGTAGTAGTATCCACTCCTCTCTCCCTGGTTCCTCAACACCCGCAGGGTCACATCAGGGTAGTGTTCCTTGAACTGCTGGAGAGCTCCCGCCTCCGTCTCCCGCAGGGGAATCTCATACGCCAGATCCCCTTCCTTCGTCTTGCTGACCCCGTACTTCCTGTGGACCTGGGCAGCATCCTCCCCAGCCTCGAGCGCTTGACGACCAAGCTCGAACTTGATCTGAGCCTCCTTCCCCGCCGCCCGGATACCCCTTGCTCCGATTAACACTCCCTTGACTGGCGGGGAGCCCGTAGGATCATTGAGGCCCGCCACCAGCTCCACAGCCCTGTGCACCTTACTTGCTGTGCTGTTCGGATCATCCAGTCCCAGGGCTGTCCGCAGCACGTTCTGCCAAGCCTTCGGGCGGGAAGGCGCAGCAAAAGTGTAGGGGTCCTGAGTCTGAGGCAGCAGCCTCTGGGGGTAGTCCGGAATCGGACCCTTCCCGGTGCTCCCAACAATCTCCTGGAGAAGTGGATCAAGGGGCAAGACGACCTCCTCTCATTTGCATCATGAGCTTCGTCATGAAGCGCGGGTCCATCTGAGCAGGGGCTGCTTGGGTGTCCTGGAGAGTCCCAATCTTCGGATTCAGCCTGTGGTACAGCTTCATCATGAACTCATTCTGGGAAGCCTTGAGCATCTGCTCCGCATGGGCAGCCTCGAGCCTCTTCCTCTCCGCAAGCAGGGTCCTCTGCTGCATAGGACTCCTGTTCATCCGGCTTCCCAGGGCTTGATCCAGGAGCTGAAAGTTCCGCGGGTCCATGTCATCCCGCCGCCGCTCCTCGACGTACTGCGCCTGATCCAGCCCGTCAATGCTAGGCTGGGCTTGATTGACTGCTGGAGGCCCCATGAATGATCAGCTCCGGTTTTTTCACGAACGGGATTGGCGCGGATTGTACGACCGGCTTTTGCACCAGCTTGTCCAAATCCGCCACAGGAATCTTCTTGGTGTCTACCAGGGGCTGGAGGGCCCGCGTGAGAGCCATCCAACACGCCTCGGGTGGGAGGTCCACTTGGCACTGGGCAGTTCCCTGCCAGTACTTGTCGGGCTCCTCGTTCCGCACACAGTTGTCCCAGCCGTAGATCATCTTGTGGCAGGGGTAGCAGGGGGTCTTCGTGCTGAAGAGGGCGTAGGTGTTGTCCCAGTCCCGGGTCAGGTTATTCACAGAGCTGTGGCTAAGAAACACCACCTTCGGCATGGGCTCACAAGCCACTCCTGTAAGCACCCCTGTCTCCGGCCCCACTACGAGATCTGCCTTCTGTGCCATCGCCAGGGTCTGCCGGATACTCCACTTCTGTGCCATGCGGAGAACCCGGGGTTCCTTCGCCCAAGGCTCGTCAAGAATCGGACTCTTCTCCGGGTCTCCCACAGTCACGATCTTGGCTTCCGGGTAGGTCAGCAGCACTCGGGCGAAGATCTGGTCCATGTGAGGCCAGACCTTGTGCACACTGCTGCCATTCAGGACCCAGAGGATGAAGGGCTTGGCCTTCAGTGTCTTCCTCTGTTCATGGGCCCAGTTCTTCTCCTCCAGAGAAGGAATGAACTTGTGCAGGGGTTTGCTGTAGGGGACTTCCGCAAGCTCATGTGCGAACTGCACGTAGTTCGTATCAAGGTATTTGTCCCGCACGCTCTTCGGCCAGTTGGTCTGGCTGCGCTCCTTGAGGGTGAGCCAGAGAGCCTCTACACTCTCGCTGAGATTCACCCACTTGTCATACTTCCGCTTCTCGTACTCCCAGAACTGGCCGAGGGCGTGGTTGGGCACCTGGTCAGTATCTTGCAAGATGACCTCATCCACATGAGGGTCCTGGGAGATGACCTCGAAGGCCCGCGGAGTGGAGTAGAGGGTGATGTGGTAGCCTTGAGCCTTGAGGCCCGGCAGGATGGAAGCCATCTGGAGGGCATCTCCCCAGGCACCATAGCGCACCACGGCGCAGCGCTTGGCGGGCTTCGGCTCTGCGTGGCTGAACCTGTGGCCCTCCCCACCTTTCTGGAACACTTGGAAGAAGGAATACTCAATCCCCTCATTCCGGTCCTCATTGCGGAGGAGATCCCAGGCAGGAGCAATCTCCTTCATCGCCTCCACGATGTCAGAGGGCATGAAGTCATGCTTGTGGTCGGGGTTCGAGCCCGGCTGTCCGATATTCGGGTAGAAGGACTTGTGGGGAAGGTACAGGCACAGGTGCCCGCCATCCCGGATCACCCTCCACCACTCCTTCAGTGCTGCCTTGAAGTCCACAATGTGCTCAAGCAGGTGGCTCGAGAACACCGCATCAGTTGCTCCGTCCGCGAACATGCTGAGCTTGCTGGCGTCCGGTACAGTAAGGTCGGGGTTCATGCCAATACCGAAGAGGAACGAGTCCCTCCGGTTATCAACCCCAACGAAGTGGGGGAAGGCTTTGCTCGGCCCACAGCCGAGGTCCAGTACAAAGCCCCTGGTGTAAGGCACCAGCTCCCACAACATCTTCATGGATTCCGAGCCCTGCGGCGAGTCCGGTTTCCACATGGCTACATCTTCCCCGGCGTGGTGTACCCACAGTCGAAGGGGGCCTTGCTAGGCTCCTTCCGAGGGGCGGTGAAGGTGCTGCGACCACTGGCGGGACCGCTCTTCCCGATGATGACCCGGTTTTCCGTGCTGTCCGGGCTGTTGGGATGCGTGACAGGAGCTTTCGCCCCTCTCGGCTTCCCTTCTTCCAGCAAGGGAGCTGCCGAGTTCACATCGCTTTTCTTGAGCATCTAGAACCTCTCGTCGTAGTTGTTGCGCCGGAGGAATCCGCGGGCCAGAACCTGCCCACCATCATCCCCATCCACGTTCTCGTACTCGGCCAAAGCCATGTCCCGAGCCAGCCCGCCCTGTTCCATCCGCCTCTTGTGGGTTGCGACTGTACGCTCAGGAGTTCCCGCATCACCAAACCCGCGGGAAGCATCCTCTGCGCTCAGGCCTCTGTTCATGCTGTCTGTCTTGTTCTTCATCAGACCTCCAGAGGAGGAGGGCAGGACCTTGCGGCCCCACCCTCCAGGTTCACTACGGGGTAACGCTTGCGCCCGGGGTAACGACGTACTCCAGGCTGGCTGCACCAACTTCCGTGCCATCCGTGCCCTTGGCGACCCAGGCCACATCACCCGCGGCCAGGGCTGCCACCGTACCAACCACGTTCAGGACGTAGGAGGCTGCGGTGGTGGTGCCCAGGATCTGGGTGGTGGTAGCCGTGCCCTGCCGGAGGATGAGAAGAGACTTCGCATCCGTAGCAGCGCCTGTACCCTGCGTCACCGTGCTGTAGTTGATGGACTTGATCGTCAGGGCGGTGGGGGCGCAGAACCGCTGACTAGCGGCTCCACTTCCCGCACCAACCGTGCCGAGGGCAGCCCCCAGGACAGCCGTATACGCCGGGTGGTCATACGACATTGCTTTCGTCTGAGCCATGATCGTCTCCTTAGGCCGCGCTATCCCAGACAACGATCCGGGATTCGCTTGCTTGAGTTTGAACGATGCCAAAGCCGCCCAGGTAATACCAAGCGACACCCTTGCTGCGCCCGTAGTCAGTGGGAATCTTCGCCCGCATCTCCTCCGGGATGGCGACACCTTCAGCCACAGTGTCCTCCCCCATGAAGAAGATCCAGTCGTTGCCACTGTTCCAGGCCGTACCGGTGGCACCATCCGTGGAGCGACCTTTGACGATGTTCGTCTGCTCCACATAGCGCACGTTCTCGTACCGGCCGATCTCTGCGTTGAAGATCAGCTGGATACCAGGCACCGTGTACTGGTGGATGGTTTCCAGGTTGTTTTTCAGAGTCCGCAGGGTCGTGGGCCAGGCGATGGCGAGGTAGTCGTCATTGGTGTACGCCGGAATGTTCCGCTCCTTCATCAGGTCCACCACGAGCTTGGCGTGTTCCTTCTGGAACGCGATGTTGTTCGTCGCGGTCGCAGTGCCATTGGTCGTGAGGCTGAGGGTGGCGGTGGAGGTACCAGCAGCGGCGGGCACCACCCGGAGGAGGGCTTGGTTAAACTGCGCCCAAGCAGCACGGTCGAAGGTCTTGACCGCATCATTCCGGAGGGCCTGCATCACGGGCTTCCGCACCTCGAACTTGCCGAGGGCCTCAAGCTTGCCGCTGTACGGCACGCTGTTCCCGTACTCGTTGATGGTCAGAGTGGCCTGGGTGACGGTGAACTGCGTCTCCGGCATGGTGTTGGTTTCCACCAGGGTACCACCACCGGCTTGCACGTTGCTCACGACATCCCAGGTGAACGTCTGGCCCTTGCCTTTCCCTTGCTGGGAAGCGTCCTTCACGTCGCAGAACTGGCGGAAACGAGACATCGGCTGCAGGGCTTCTCGCAGCTCGTCCGACAGGTTCAGGGAGTAGAAGAAACCACCCAGGCTATTGACAGCCCAAAGCTGTCCAGCCATGATTATGCTCCTTTTCTTGGTTCAGTGAGGCGGTTCTTGCCGCGAGAAGCGGCCATCCCCGCGATGATCTCGGAAGGGGTGGGAGCCTTCTGCGCTGCAGAGCTCTCTGCGAGTCTGGAGGCAGCCGTCCGGGGGACGGAGGGTGCAGCGGCTTTGCGCTCTTGGCGGGCTGCGGCGCTCCCGGGGGGAGTAGTCGCAGGGGCGCCGGTGCTGGCCGGGGCAACCTTGGGCATCTTGAGTTCCTTCCTGAGGGTCTCGCCAATAGATGCGTACAGCTCCTTGTACGGTCGGGTATCCCCGAGGCCTCCTTTCTCCTTCGGCGCGCGAGCACGCTGCTCTTCCGTGAAGAACAGCCTACGCACGTAGTCGTTGGAGAGGAGATCGCCGTACTCAGTCTGCACGAACTTCATGGCGTCTTGAAATGCCTGCTCGTCCCGGGTAGCTTGGCGAGCGCGCTGTTCTGCCACTCGCACGATTTCCTCAGGACTGACAGGAGGGTTGCCCGCGAGACTCTGGAGGGCCACAGCGGCCTCTTCCGGAGTACCGAACTGGATAGTGCGGGCGAGTTCTGCGAAGTTCGCGGGCGGCGGAGCGGGCTGTTGGGGAGCGGTGGGAACCGCTTTCACACGGGCCTCGGCCTCCTCCAGCAGCTCACTCGCGAGCTTGAGGCGCTGGTATGCAGAAGTCTCTTTCTGGATCATGCGGCGACCGGCCTCGATGATCTTGGACTTGGGGAAGCGGACTTTTTGGCCCTCAACCACAAGCTCCTCTTCCTCATCCTCTGCGGGGTGCTCCCCCTGCGCGGCTTCCGCCGGAGTGGACTCTACGACAGGTGCCTCAGCTTCCCCGGGAGGAGCCGCATCCTCCGCGGGCGCTTGAGCGGGGGGAGCAGAAGGTGCGGGGGTGATGTTCCCCTCGTCGTCGATGGAGGGGAAGGTTTCCTTGTCCTCCGCCGCATGGTTGGCAGCCGCGCTTTTGGCGATTTCGGCTAGAACCTGGTTCCGCGGGTTGTTCGCGGGGTCAGGCTTGATGTACTCTTGTTCTTGGGTGGGAGTTTCAGGTTCCACGGCTATTCTCCATTGTCGAGGGTTTGTCCAGCCCTATGTCCACTCACGATTGCGTCGCGGAGCCAGGTGCAGAAGCTAGTGGCCCGCCAGATCTTGTTTTGTAGCTCCTGGATACGGCGCTTGCGCCAGGGTGCCACATGAGCGAGAGCTTCCTGCGCTTCTGCGATCTCCTGCTGCGCACAGCCCACAAGGTAGCGGCCCATCGGGCTGGAAGCGAACCCGCGGGCCTGGACTCCCAAGTCAATCTCCGCAGCAAGCGTGCGGCTTGTGGGGTCCAGCTGCCCGAGGAGTTCCTCAAGCTCATCGCGGGGGGCATCCATGTGGGGAGGCTACCGCAGAGGCATATGGAAGTCAACCCCTGCGTCACTCACCAGCGGGCTCCTTGAACTTGGCAGCTCCTTGCTTAGCAGCAAGGTGCATTTTTACTTTCGCATCCACACGGCTCTGGAACTCCTTCAGGCGGGCTTCCTGGTGGGCCTTCATCCACTGGAGTTGGGACTCGAGGGAAGCCTTTCTCATGTCAATGCCCATTTGCTGCTGAGCCTTAGCCCAATCAATCTGAGCCTCCTGCTGGAAACGCTGGAGTTCTAGCTGAAGCTCATTTGCGAGTTCCTGCTGCCCCCTCTGCGCCTCCTGCTCCTGCATCTGGACCTGGATCTCCCGCATGTCCAGGGCCCGTTCCCGCCGCTGGATGCGATCCTTGTGCTGGTCGATGAGCTGCATGGCTTGCTGCTGGGCGCCTTGCATCATCTTCTGGGCGATCATCTGGCGGGGATCAACCTGCGGCATGAAGAAGCGCTTGGAGTCCTTGAAGCCCGCCAGTCCAAACAGCTCCTTCCTCACCTCCGCGAGGTTCATGTCTCCCACCACCTGGGCAGCCTGGACAACCTGGGTATAAGCACCTGCCGCTTGCATGAACTTCTGGAACCTAGACTCCGGGTCCGTGGCGCCCATCCCTACGTTCACGCTCACAGTCATCTCATGGTCCAGCAGATCATTAAGGTCTGTGCTCTGGCCGTACTTCTGGTAGAGGGGAGTGCGCTGCGCAGCGATGCCGATGATGGTCTCGTTGCTCTCGTACTTCTGTTCCAGCTTCACCAGCTGACGAAGGGTAGGCTCCACCCAGGTCTCCACCCACAGGCGGAGGGTGTACTCAGTGAGGGCGTTGGAGCCTTGAGCCAGGAGCCTCATCCCTCCCACCGTCTCATTCATCCGGCGGTTGGTGCTCACGCTGCTGGAGGACATCCCGCCACCCTCCAGGTCATCGAAGTCCGCATTCAGGCGATCTTGCTCTTGGAAGGAACTGGAAGTCACATCCGCCCAGTTGATTTCCCGGACATCTTTCTCCGTGTCATTCGCCATTGTCACGCCGCCAGGGACGTTCCGCAGCATGCTCTCCACATCAATGTTGCTGCCTCGACGGACCACCCACCGCTTGTTCAGGACAAGCTTCACGTTGTCCAGCCGCTGGTTCGCCACTTCATTCGTCTCTTGCTGGAGCTGGCTGCCCAGAATAGTGAGGCCCTTGGGGATGGGCTTGTGGGTCTCAAGGACACAGAAGCCGATGGTGATGGGGCGCTCCCCATGGAGCACGAACTCGTCCAGAGGGATGGGATCGCTCAGAAGCTCCTTGTCCTTGAGGGTGAAGTACACAAACTCCCCATCATCCGTGCGCATGAAGTTCAGATGCACCATGATGACATCAAACTCGTTGACCTCGCTGGTCACAAGTTTGGGATCCTCTTTCTTGCCGTCCCTGGCTTGCTGCACAGGATCGTAGTCCGTGACCTTGGAGGCGAGGATCACTTTCTTGTCGAACTTCTTCCAGGCGGGCTGGCCTTTGCCTCCCTCCTGCTCCATCCTATCAAGAACATCCCGCAGGTACATGGGCATCTCGAGGATGATGTAGGGGGAAGTGCCCACCACATCATACCACTTGGCGGCGGGGTCGAAGCGGAGATTGTTGATGGAGATTAGGTCACAGACAGGCTTGTCTACCTTGACCTTGGGGACCTCGACCTCGAGCTCTCCCACCTTCACCTTCTGCGGGGTGGCTTGGTAGTCCCAGTACTGGAAGGAGGCGCAGACCCCAAGGGTCATGGCATCTTGGAAGGCACCCAGGCTGATCAAGAACCAGGGAATGCCCACCCGCGGACCGCTGAGGCGGTACTGGAGCAACTCCTTGTTCACCTGGGCACTGTAAATCTGCTTCTCATCCTGGTCATTGATGGGGTCCAGGCTCACCACATCCGGGTTGCTGAAGAGGGCCATTGCTGCGGTGGCCTCATGCTTGCGGATCACGCTGCGGGTCTTCGGGCGGAAGATCCTGCTTCTGTAGCGGTAGGCGTCAGAGTTGTACTTGCTGTCCCGCGGGTGCTGGGAGTTGAAGAGGCGAAGTCCATCCTCCCAGTCCTTCCTGTAGTTGTCATCGAAGTAGGTGGTGGAGCGCTTGTAGGCGTCCTGGGCGAGAGTCATCCACGGATCCTTGGAGCCTCCGCCAGAGCCCACGGTGGAGCCTCCACTCCTCGCCAGGGAGTCTCCTTCTGCCTGCCCAGGAATCTTGTTCGTGTCCATTAGTGTACCACTGGGATGATGAGGGGGATATGCCAGTGCTTGTTCATTCTCTTGTCATCCATTTCGAAGTGGGTTACTGGGTCCTCTGTGCGGGCTCCCCGCCGGAGGCCCGCCCGTTCAAGCATCTCCCCGGCAGCCCGGATAATGTCTTTCTTCCGGGCCATAGCGTCGCTCTCCATCGCCGCTAGGTGGCGCACCATGCCCACAGTTCCGCGGGCTCCACTCGCCTCAAGGTGCTTGATGATCAGGGCACCTCCCTTGCACTCTACCCACCAGCTGTGGTTCGGGTAGGCGGGCACCAGGACTTCTGCGGCCTCCTTTGCGCGCTCATCCGCGAGGGGGGAATCTCCATAGCAGTAGATGAGGGCCATTACTTTGTTCCTTGCAGATACTTCACGAGGTTTTGAAGAATTTGAAGTTGTTGAGGACTATACATCTGTTCTGGATTTTCCCATTGACCAAAGGCACCTCCCCGCAACCACCCTGGATATCCTGAAATCTGAGCCCAAGTGTTGAAAGGGCGATCCTCACCAAAGTTCTTCTTCGCGTAATCATACTGTTGCTGCAATCTTCGCTGTTGCCCCAAGCTCATGGAGCCGATAAGCTTGTTATACGCCATTCCCACAGTAGGGTCTGTATCCACCATGTGGTGAGAGACAATATCAGCAGCAACATCCTGTGGGCGAGTCTTTGGATTGAAGACCTCGACAGCTGCTCTTGAGGGGTCAAAGCTGTCAGGTTCTCCCTGCTGGTAAAACTCAAGGAAACCACGACCCCCGCCGAAGTTCTCCTTGTAGGCTAGACCCTTATCTAGCCGAGGATACATCTGCTGCGCCTGTTTATACAGGTCGTCCATCAGGTTCCCGTAGCAGTGCCTGTGTAAGGGCCACCCTGGGGCTCGGAGGCAGCGAACTGTCTACCATTCGAGAACTCGTAGGCTACATCTTTCTTTCCCCACTGGTCTCCCCAGGCCTTGCGGGCGAGGGCCCCAAAGTCCACCGTGCGGGTGTATGGGGGGAGGAGGGGAACTCCGCTGCGGGCCATGGCTAGCTCCTATGGAAGAAGTCTTTGGCGTACGAGATCACTGCCGTGACCATGAATGCGATGAGGGCCCACGTGGCGCCCGCCAGGGTTTTCTCGATAACAGCCCGTCGAAGGCGCTCCCGCTCTCGCTCCCTCCGAAGAAGGACGTCGAGGAGGTTGTCGTACTTCTCGGAGAAAGAGACCAAGGCATCCAGCTTCTTGTCCACATCACTTTTCCAGCGAGTGTCATAGCGCTTGAATTCAAGCTCTTCTTCTGGAGTCACGGACTTAGAAGTCTGCGTAGTGGGGCGGATCATAGCTGGCGGGACCTCTGTGCTCTGCAGCATCGCCGAAGGTAAGGCAGAAGGCATCGGCAACGTCAGGACTTCGGGGGTAGCGCTTCTTGAGTTCATCCTTGGATTCTACTTTGATCTTCCCGGTGGAGGTGAAAGAGTACTTGGGCATGGAGAGCTCGGCCATGAGGGTCTCATCCTTGGCGAGGCGGCAAGACTTCTTCTCCAGCCACCGGCGGGCCCTGAACCAGAGTTCGTCCCGCAGCCTACTGTACTGCTCATCCACGCTAGCAGCTTCCGCCACATTGACCATCGCTACGGGGAGACCAAGTTCGAGGAGTCTGTCCGCCACTCCCGCTCCGATGCCAATCACATCCACGAAGATAGTGCCCGGACGATCCTCAGGTTGGGTGTTATTCCACTCTGCGTAGACCCGCCCGGCAGTCTGCATGGTGTCCATGCCGTTCCAGCCGATGTGGGGGCCGAGGGTTGCGTTGGAGCAACGCTTGATGAGAACAGTCCTATCTGAGCCGAAGCGGGCGACATCCACTCCCCAGACGGGCGGGCCGTAGGGCTTCACATCCCGGATGGCGGCGGCCTCACAGAGGTGCATAGGAATCACACTGTCTGATTCCTCAATGGGGAACTCGCCCAGGACGCGGACCCTGTAAACATTTGAGTCCTTCCCGTACTGGTGGGCAATCTCATCTCGGAACTGCTGGCTCTGGAGGGGAACCTCCTCCCCATTCACATGGAGGGTTCCCCACATCTCCCTCAGCTTGTGGTGGGTTTCGAAGAAGAGTCCTTCCAGGCGAGTAGGGTTGCCCGCGAGGATAACATAGCTGTTCTCATCAGCCAGCGCACCCCGAGCCGCTTCGAAGATCTTGTCATCAACACCAGGAGCCTCATCGACGATAACCAGGACCACGCCCTTGTGAGCATGGAGACCTTGGAGGGCGTCTGGCTTCTCTGGGCGGGCTGTGCGGGCAACGGAGAAGGATTCATTGGGAGCCTCCTTCATCTCGAAGGTGTCAGTCTTCCACTCGAACTTGGCGCCAAGGGAGGGCATGCGCTCGCTGAGGACCCTGAGCCACTTGGCAAGTTCTGCCCAGAGAACGTCACTCATCTGGGTAGCGGTGGGGGCTGTGCAACCTCCCTTCACGGGGAAGAAGCAGGCGTGGGCCCAGAGGATGGTCCAGCTAAGGAAGGCGCTCTTCCCTACACCGTGGCCGGAGCGCACAGAGAGGCGGCCCTTGGTCACTAGGATGCGGCTGGCTTCCTTGTGCCAGGGAAGGATGCCCTCCTTGGTGGCGGGGTCCCACTCCCAGGGGAGGCCTAGGGCTTCGTGGGCGAAGAGCGCGGGCCCGCCAGTCCTCCACCGGAGGATGGTCTCCTGGGCAGCATCCAGATCACTGCGGGGGGCGGGTAGGGCGCTCAAGCGGGGTCCACCACTCGGCCCGCGGGCGGGAGGGAGGAGAGGACTCCCACTAGGCTATTGTTGATCTGGTTGATCTGTACATTCGTCTGGTTCGGCCTAGCCCCGTACCCGAGGGCCCGGGAGGAGTTCTTGAAGACCTCGAGGACCAGCTCATCGGAGGGGTTCGCGGCCATCTTCTCCCGGAGCTTGGCGATGCTCTGGAGGACGAGGCCCTTGAAGGATTCCTCCACTGCACCTCGGAGGACAGGGTCCAGGATCTGTTCCTTGCGGGTGCTGAGGTACGCCTGGAAGCTATCTGAGCCAATAACCTGGGAGATCCAGCCCTCCGTGTAGCCGAAGGAGCGAGCAAGCTCCCCCTGGCTGATGGCGGGATTCGCCAGAATCAGGTCTGCAAGGGCCTCATGACTGTACGAGGTCTTGGCGATGCCTGTGCGAACCTCCCCAGTGACTGGGTCCTTCCACATGCTAGCCTCCTTAGGGGCCCGGGCCGAGGGTGGCCCATTGGGGCAAGCCTAGCAGGGCGGGGGCCGGGTGTCAAGGACTGGCGGGCGGGCCCAGACGTGACCATCCTACGCTGAGAGTTCCACGGACGTAGAATGGAGGAATTGTGCGGACGGGAAAAAGCAAGGAGTCCCACTCCCATTCCCCCCACCCAGTCTCGATGGTATAGGGTGGGCCGGGGGCCTCGGGTCCCCCGCTGGCGCGGGAAGGTGGGATGGGAATGGTTATCGTTCAGGTCCGAGGCATTGTGCGCTGCAGCGTGGGAGGCCCGGCAAGATCCGTGCCACCGTGGGCGGGGAGATGGTTCGCTATGCGAACCCCTATCCGGTGTGATTGTGGTACACTGATTCCACGGTAGCGAATGGGACGACAGCCCTAGACATAGGGGGCCATGCCAGCCGGACGGGTTGAATCCCCGCCGGGAAGTTCGGGGTGGCCTATACCAAACGCTAGCAGCACTAGGACGCCGAGGCCCGCTAGGCATGGGGTACAGCTAAACCTAACACCTAGCTCTCTAGTGGGCAATTTACACTAGGAGAGAATATGAGCAGAAATGCTTGGAAAGAAGCTTACAAACGCCTTGTAGCCATGTCGGACGAGGATCTGGAACGAGCAATTCGATTCTACCAACGATCCCCTGATGGGCAATGGAACAATGTAGCAGCCGATGCCATCCGTTGCTACCAACGACAGCGGGAGCTTGACAGAAAATACAAGGTGCGGTAGACTTTAGAAGTCGGCAGATTGCCGACTAGAGGGCTAGGTCATTTCAACCCTGACGGAGAACACAGATGAAAACGGAACGGAAGAGCATTATCGCGCACGAGTGGGATCTTGCGGTGGGCGTCATCACCTTCACGGTGGCGGGCGCTGGCCAGTGCCAGTTGAATGTGGGAGAGATCGTGGGCCTCGAAGCCTATGCCTCCCTCAGCGACGTGGGCAAGGCGATGGTCCTGCACGGCGGGACGCAGAAGGTGAGCGACAAGGCGGCCCTCAGCAGGAATCCCGACACGGGGCGCTCGGCTACGCCGCAAGACAAGCTCGAGGCGATGGCGGGCCTGTGCGACCACCTGAACAACGGCGGGGACTGGACCATGCGGGCGGCGAGCAAGAAACGCCTCGACCGTGCGGCCCTGTTCGAGGCCCTCAGCGAGGTCACCGGGCGCAGTGCGGTGGAGATCAGCCAGAAGTTCGCGGCGCGGGAGGATGAGGTTCTGCGGACCTTCCTCGAACGGGCGGACATCGCGGCAGCGTACGCCAAGCGCACGGCCCGGGACAGCGGGAAGGCGGACGAGCTGCTGGCAGAGCTCGAGGGCTAGACCCCAGAGGGCAGGAGGCCGCAAGGCTTCCTGCCTTTTGGCGCTTGGGGCCAGTGCCACCCCTGCTCCTATTGCTAGTCCTGCCTGCACCCCACCTATTCTATATTTGCCTCTTGGGTTATACGTTCGGAATTGGACATTATTGTACGTTCGTATTATTTTTTTTTTACTTATATATAAAACTCTGGAACTCAAAGTATGTTCGGGAAACGGGGAGTGGGATGGGATGGTAGGACGGGAGGAATGGAGGGGGATGGAAGGAATAGGGGGGGTGCACGTAGCCGTAGCCATAGGAGGAGGGGTGGTATGGGGCTACCACTTGATTGACAACTCCCCCAGTCTCCCGTAGGATGGGGGCATGAATGGGCACCCGCCCGCCCCTTAGGAAGGACTTGGAATGGGATACAGTATCAAGGGACGCATGACGAACTCGAAGGTGACAGAGGCAGATGTACGCCATATGCGGAGAGTGCATAAGGCGGGCCTCCGTTCTGCTCGAGAACTGGCCCAAGATTACGGAATGGCTGCGGAGAGTGTGAGGAAAATTCTTCGCTGGGAGACTTTTACTTGGGTGGGAGAGGAAGGGCCTGGGGGAGTAGCACCAGCCACTCTGCCCCCCGCACCTGATGGGAAGGACTACAGCCCTGCAGCTATGCTTGCGCGCCTCCAGGCCCAGGGCCTAGCACCCGCCAGTCCACCCCCTGCAACTGAGCCCCCTTCCCTTGAGGAGCTCCTCCGCAAAGATGCAGAGGCAGGCGCCCGCCGAGATGAGGAAGTCCTCGCGAGTCTCAAGCCCTCGCGGGTAGATGGGATGCTGGATGAGTTTACAAGCGGCGCACTGAGCGTCAATAGGAACGAGGGGAAATAACGCATGGACGAAGAACTGAAGAAGAAGCTGGACAGTCAGGACTTCTACGAACTGTGCCAGGAGTACCGCTGGTCGCGGAGGGTTCTGCCGCACCCGAATATGCCGACGCCATCGCAAGCCTTCGAGCGGATCAAGGACTATCTGCTCACGGGGAAACTGCCGTGGCCGTCCTACGAAACTAGTGCAGATTAGGTATAGGAGCCAGTCATGCACGACCTCTTGAAAACGTGGCTGTTCATGCCTCTGGATGATGCCGGCAAGGAACTGCGCGAATACAGCATGTTCGACCGTCAGCAGATGGCGGAGAAGGCAAAGCGATTCGCTGCCTGGATCGAACAACTCAACAACAGCGACATGGAAAAGTAGCCACTACTAGGCATCGA